GCAGAAGCATTTCCGAAAAATTGGCGAGGCCGAAGGCTATAGTACCGAGCAGATGGAGGAATACAAAGGGTATATAGACCTGATCGCCACCATGCACAAGACGTGGGCGTTACACTAAAATTACAATATTTAGCCATGAAAAGCGAAAAAGCAGAGAAATATCTGTCTGAAAACGGATTAGGATACCCATATACCGGATACGTAACAGAGCAGGTGGCAGAACGAGCTGCCGAACTTGCCGAGCAGGCGGCCGAGGAGCGGATGCGGAAAAGAGCGATCGGCGCATTCGATGATATGTGGTTCGAGAACGGCGAGGACGGAGAGTTCGAACCGGATTATGAATACCACCGAAAGAATTTCATCCAAAAACTGACCGAGAATGAGAACGACGATTGAGGAAAGAGCGCAAGAATACGCGCATCAATACCGACGAGATGCACATGACTTAAAAGGTGAACGAGCCGATGCGGCCTTTGCGGCATATTGTCAGGGTGCCGAGGATGAGCATAAAGAGCTGACGCACTGGCACGACCCAAACATTACCCCGGATGACAATAAACCAGTGATAATATGCACTTCCCCGGGAATATATTACATAGCGGCTTACGACAAGCAATTTAACTACTGGTTCACGGGCAACGGCTCGTTTTACCGACACGAAATCATCGGCTGGCGGGAGATTCAAGAATAAGACGGAGATATGGAAACAGAGAAAACAGCGGCCGAAAGGCGAAAGGAATTGGCGACCCTCTTGTTTTGCCAAAGTTATCTATACTATCACGATATGCTGTCCTCGGCCGAATCTAAGAGGGTATGTAAAAGGATATCGGCCTTTCAGGATAAGCACCGAATCGCTATCACGCGGGAGCAGATCGACAGTGTGGAAATTAAATATGATGACGAGCCATGACACCAAAGGAGCTATACGACTGGGCGGTTGAGCATGGAGCCCAGGACTACGATATTTTAGTTGATGGTGATGCGATAGATTATCTGTTTCCGGAGATTGATGGACGACTTAAAATAATAGAAATCATACGATTATGAAACTAGAACTCACACTGATCGACATTGTAGGGTACCTTCCGTATGGGTTGTACTGCTGGTATGGCGAAAATATCAAGGCCGCTCTTATGGTTGGAATTACTGATTATCAGATTCCGATTTTCGAAGTAGGCCGCAAGCCAATCCTGCGTCCGATATCCGATCTGCGCGTGGAGATCACCGAGCGAGGTTACAACGACGGGAAACCGTTCGTGCCTGTCAAACGGCTGGGCGAACTACTGGGTTCGGACTATGAGGATTGCCTAATTCTTGATTGCCGGATAAAATATTCACCAAGTGAAGTTTGGTATAGCGATATGTGCGCATTTTTAGACCTGTTCCACCGCCTTCACTTCGACTACCGCGGTCTGATCCCCGCCGGGCTGGCCGTCAGCGTTCACGATTTAAAACAGAATCCGTATGAGTGAGAGACCTAAAACAATGATAAACAACGCTGAAAGGCTTTACAATCAATACCGTATCGAATGCAATACGTTGGCCAATTGGGTTAAGTCAAAAGTGAGCTGGAGTGACGAATTTAATTGTGAGTATTTTCCGGGGGATGGGTTATGTATAGTAGTAAGCGATGCTCCTACTTTGGTCGCCAGTGCGCGCGAGATAGTCGAGCATATACAAAAGAACGGCACAATAACATTTCAAGAATTTGCTGACCTATGCGTGTAAAACTACTGCGCCGACTGAGGAAGGAGGCTCGGATGAAATATCCATATATGTCTTTGTTTGAGGAGTTTACACTATCGCTTGGATGGAGCCTGGCAGAATCCGACAAATACATTCGAGAGAAAAGACGGAGATACATCCTCCGTCGCGTTGCGGCGCTAAAACAGAAGAGAAAATGAAAACAAAAGTGACATTCAAAGATAGTTTTGATAATGGCCAGATGTCAGTAGAAATTACTGGTAATGGGAATATTAGGCTGGGGATGGGCGAGGATGATGTATGGCTGTCGCTCAATGATTTCGAGGAATTTATCCAAGAATGCGTCCAACTTGCTGTGAAACTTAAAGAAAGTAAGAAAAAATGAAGAATGAAATTATAGCGTGGGCGTTGCTTTCAATCCTCGGAATCGTTACTGTTTGGCTTATGTATCGCGCCGTGGAGGTACACGAACGGCTCAGAAAATCAATCGAGGAACTCAAAAAAGAAATAGAATCCCATGAAAACAGGCGTCGAAATCATCGCTAAAGCGAGGAAAAGAATTAGGAAAGGCCGAGATATGAAGGTTGAACGAATTATCGGCAATGTGCGTCATGCTGAGGTATGTAGTATTATAGGGAACCCACACGCTGGCTTGGAAGCTCTTGCCGAGGCAGGCGCCCTTATCGCCGCCGAGATCGACAGAGTGAACAACCTAAAACAAGAATAACCATGCAGAAGGCATTTTTTAACGACCGCTACGCACTGACGCAGGCGGTCATCCAGGGGCAAAAGACCATGACAAGGCGGCCTGTTAGCGAGAGTTTGTGGGAAGAATGGACGGATTACGATGACTTTTGTAATTCGGTAATAGGTGGCATTGCGCGTGGTGGCACAAGTGTTTCGCGGGAATACTACCGTGAATGCGACTTTTTCAAAGACAAATGCCGCTACAAAGTCGGCGAGGTCGTGGCCGTGGCGCAAAGTTACCGTGACATATTTAAGGGTATGAAGCAAGACGACAGCAGGCGCGCCAAGTATGCTGGCGAGAAATACACTCCGGGATATGGAAATAAAATGTACGTGAGAGCCGATATGATGATTGAGCATATCCGCATCACGGGAATCCGTTGCGAGCGCTTGCAGGATATTTCGGACGAGGATTGCGTAAAGGAAGGAGTGCGTGTAGGTTCGCAAGCATTAGAATACCCATACTATTTTATAGACACAAAACAATTTTTGATCTGTGATTATAAATCACCCAGGCGAGCCTTCGCCGCACTAATCGACAAGGTGTCCGGCCGTGGAACGTGGGATCGGAACCCGTGGGTGGTGGCTTACGAATTTGAGTTGGTGAAATGAGCGATTTGATCTGTCAAATAGTCACCCGTAAAATATATGCTTACGTGGCTGAGATATACGGGACGCCCACGTTTTGGGATGGCAAGTGGTGTCTTATGATTTATGTACTTTGGCGGGATAATGGATGCCCAATACGCGAAGGAATGGTGTTAAAGTTCGATACCAAAGAAGAGGCGGAACGGGTGAAAATCGGGACGATAGCGAAGGATAAAACACTTTTCGAATTAGTAAAATAGCAATGAGTATGAATATATTTAAGATACGCATGGGGAAATGCTGGTGTCACAGGCACACCACAGGCCATGGATATTTGGAGGTGTGGCTATTTGGACGCCTCTATGAAGTATTCAGATACAGAGGGGCGTGCAAAAATTGCGACGCTCCGTTCTGAAAAAATAGCGAGATTTTCGCAAAACATCAAAAAACTGAAATAAATATGAGAGAATTTGACTTAGCGGCCGCCAAAGCAGGTGCGGCGGTGTGCACGATGGATGGGGCGAAAGTACGGATTATATGTTTTGATCGTATTAGCACCAAATTCCCAATCATAGGATTACGCAGAAATACTGACAACGAGGAATATGTTGTAACGTTCACGACTAATGGCCGCAGATTTTACACGAGTAAGGACGGGGGAGATTTGATGATGCGCGACGACGACTACGCCGAGAAGCTGGCGCGGGGAGAGTACGGGAACCATATCGAGGATAAGTTCGAAAAGGTTGATCGGGAGCACTTGAGGCGCGAGCTATCCGAAAAGATTATGGTGGCAATGATTAGAGAATTGGCGGGGAAATCTCCGCATAGCACCAACAATAACATTACAGTATTCGAAGCTATGGCAGCCGATGCCGTATCATACGCCGATGCCCTCCTTGAAGAGCTGGAGAAAACGGAGAAGAAATTATGAAAAAGCAATATAATGAAAGGCCTACAACCATAATAGTTTGGCTGGTCGTAATACTGGCAATAATAGTTATGATCGCCTTTACCTGAATCAAATCGGCAATGTAAAGGGCTCCCTGATCCGGGCCCTTTGTGTTTGTGGCGCTCTCAAGCCCCACCTTTGACACATCACTCCAAAGGTAGCAACTTATTTCGATAAAAGCAAATGGGGAGAAGGGCGGAAGGGCGGCCAACTATCGCCGACTATACGGTATGGACAAATGAACTGAGCCGGGAAGAACTGATGATAATTATACACGGTATACGCAATCATCGGATCAACCAAGCGAAGAGGAAGCTCCAGTTTTTGCGGGCGCAGCGCGACAGGCGCCGAGCCACGCGGGGTAAATACAGGGAACCGAATCCGCCTATTTCGTGGCGGAGGTTTAAAACAAAGGAAAGAGATCATATTGACGGACGGCAGCAGGAGTTGCCACTATTTTTATAGAATATGGATAGTTTGCTCATGCAAGTTATGCGGGATCGCCAATCCGACGCGATGCTACTGATTAGCGCTTCAGATTTGCGTACCTTTGCAAATGTGCTCATTCAGGAGACAGGGGATAGCGTTGCTGAAAAAACATTCAGTGCCGTGAAAGCAGCTATGGGTGATAAGATAAAGTATTGTACCCGTGGAGAGGCGTCCGAGATTTTAGGAGTGTCCTATCCGACATTGCATCGGTGGGAGAAAGAAAAGTGTCTAATCCCAGTAAGAATAGGACGAAAAGTGCTATATTTGCGTAATGAAGTGGACGCATTCAAAGCACGAGGACGCACACGAAGTTTGGGAAAATGAAGTGAAAACCTGTATTATATCGCCAAAAATAAGCCAAAAACATGAATAATAAAAATAGCAACCATCAGATTGTCAGATGATTGCTATTTTGAAATTGTAGTCCCGACGGGAATCGAACCCATATCGTAAGAACCGGAATCTTATATTCTATCCATTGAACTACGGGACCGGGAGTGCAAAGATGCAAATTTTTTTTAATTTTTACTAATAAAATGCGAGAAAAGCAGAATAATTGGCAGAGGATCGAAGCCGTAATCAAATGGGCGAACATGTCAACCAACTACTTCGCCCGCCATATCGGGCTTGCACGCGGCGAAAACCTCTACCAGATTAAACGCGGTAACAACGGCATTTCGCTCGACGTGGCCGACCGCATCGTCTCCAAATTCCCGCAGGTGGATAAATTGTGGCTGCTGACGGGGGAGGGGCAGATGTTCGCGGACGGGAAACTGCGCGGCGCCCAGATACCTTTTTATAATGTGGACGTCGAACAGGCCATCGCGCACGTCACCCACCTCGAGGCTGAGAGCAGCCTGGTCATCCCGCAGGCGGGTGAGTGCGACCTTGCCATGTGTTATATGGGACGTGCCATGGGGGACGCCTTGCCGCCGGGTGCGGTGGTCTTGCTGAAGGCCGTCGACCGGGATGCAATTATTCCCGGGGGGGAATATGTGATTGTCAGCCGAAAAATTGTAACTTTGCGGATAGTTCGGCTCGCCGACGGGGAGGACAAACTCCGCCTGGTGGCCGGCGATCGGGAAAATTATGACGACATAATTCTGAATGTCAGTGATATAAGCTCGGTGTATAAAGTTAAAGGCAAATTGATAATAAACAGTTGA